ACAATACATGCAATCTGAAATGAATGAGATGAAAAATACCAGTAATCAAAAGAGTTATAAATCTTCAACACAAGCAGAAATTAATCGAGCAAATAAAATGGTACAAAAGATAAAAGAACAACTACGTACCAATAATGCTCACACAAGAAATTCAGACGGGAGCATAAAATAATGGCAAAGACCATTTTAAAGAACACACCTATCCATGCTGTTGTAAAGATTCATGGATCCGGTACCGAAACTATTGCACTTGCAACTGATTTGTTATACACCAATCAAACTGCAGCCACTCCTAAGGCAAACATTTCAGCCATTCATTGGGCTGTACCTGGAACAACAGAAGCCACGATTACACGAAACAGTATTATTCATTGGCGTTTAGTGGGATCATTCAATCATAACTTCAATGGGTTCAGCGACATTTCAGAAAATGGTTCTGATCTTGTTGTCACCATTCCTGCCGGCGGTGGTTCAGTGATCATTGAATTATTGAAAGTCAGTGGATACGGCAATACTCAACATAGAAATCCTGCTGACGGAGAACCATAATATGAAATTGATTGCAGAAATCACAGAAGATGTGCAATACATCACTGAAGGTGTCAGCAAGGACTTATTCATTGAAGGCATTTTCTTACAATCAGAAATGAAGAATAGAAATGGTCGCATATATCCCAAGGATGTGATGAGTCGTGAAGTTGGACGATACATGAAGGAATATGTAGAAGCGGGTCGTGCATTTGGCGAACTCGGGCATCCTGAAGGACCTACCATTAATTTAGATCGTGTATCACACATGATCACATCATTGAAGGAAAATGGTAACAATTATGTAGGCAAGGCCAAGATCATGAACACACCCATGGGCAACATTGTGAAGAATTTAATTGATGGTGGTGCTAAACTAGGTGTGTCATCACGGGGCATGGGATCATTGAAGGTGAACAACGAAGGCATCAATGAAGTGCAAGATGATTTCTATTTGGCAACGGCTGCTGACATTGTAGCTGATCCTTCAGCACCTGATGCGTTTGTTCAAGGCATCATGGAAAACAAAGAATGGATGTTCATCAATGGGTCATGGACATATCAACGTATTGATGAAACTAAAAAGATCATTGAACAAACACATAGAAAACAATTGGAAGAAGTGAAGTTCCGTGTATTTGAAAACTTTTTAAATAGTATTTCAAAGAAATAAATCATTATAAATAATATTAC